CATCTGCTGTTAAGAATGGTTTGAATGTTGTTCATTATACATTAGAGTTAAATCAGAATTATGTCGGTCTAAGATATGATACGGTTTTTAGTGGAGTTACAACAGCAGACATAAAGTATTATCAAGATGATGTGAAAAAGAAGATTGACCAATTAAAGGGAACTCTATTAATAAAATATTTTCCAACCAAAAGTGCAACCGTACAGACATTAGCAGCCCATTTAAGTCAAATAGAAATACAAGGAACAAAACCTGATTTAGTATTGGTTGATTACGCCGATATCTTAAAAGGCATGGGTAGTGAAAAACGGCATGTATTGGAAAATATCTACGAAGATTTGAGAGGATTAGCAGGAGAAATCGAATGTCCAATATGGACAGCCTCACAGGCTAATCGTAGTTCATTAGAAGAAGATGTAATTGACGCCACAAAAGTTGCTGAGGCTTATTCAAAGGTTATGATAGCAGATTTTGTTGTCTCGGTTAGTAGGAAAGTAGAGGACAAAATAGCAAACACAAGTAGATTTCATGTTATTAAAAATAGATTTGGTATTGATGGTATAACTTTCCCATCGAGTATGAATACGAATATTGGTAAGATTGAAATTTACGAATCGACAACTCAGAGTGGTCAAGAGGTTCAAGGTAAGATGGACAATAGTCAAGAGTATTTGAGAAAGCAATTAGCAAATAAATTTAATTCTGAAAAAGATATGGATGGCTTTGAATAGAAACAAGTATATATTATATTTATATTCGGGTGTTACAGAGAAATAATTTTTATAAAGAGGAGAAATAGTTTACATGGAAAAGTTTCAGTTATCGGAAAATTTTATAAATAAGTATAAAAGAAAAAGACCACCCTTTGGTTTTAACGGATTGGGTGAGTTAGTTTATATGAGAACCTATTCTCGAATAAAAGAAAACGGAAAAAATGAAAGATGGTGGGAAACCGTCCAAAGGGTTGTAGAGGGAACTTATTCAATGCAAAAAAAATGGATTGATTCTCATCAACTCGGTTGGAATCCTTGGCAGGCTCAGAGGTCAGCACAAGATATGTATGAGAGAATTTTCAATATGAAATTCTTACCACCTGGTCGTGGATTATGGGCCATGGGTACACCAATCACAGAAGAAAAGAATTTATATGCAGCACTAAACAATTGTGCATTTGTATCAACAAAAACAATCAAAGAAGATTATTCAAAACCATTTTGTTTTTTAATGGATGCAAGTATGTTAGGTGTTGGTGTAGGATTTGATACTAAAGGAGCGGGGGAAATAATTGTTAAGGGTGTAGATAAAGATAGAGAAACTACTTATGTGATACCTGATACTCGTGAGGGTTGGGTAGAATCTCTAAGGTTATTGTTAGAAAGTTATTTTCATGGACAACCAAGTGTTATTTTTGATTACTCTCAGATAAGATTAGCAGGTGAACCAATCAAAGGATTTGGTGGAGTATCAAGTGGACCAGAACCATTGGAAGAAGTTCACGATAGTATTAGAGAAGTGTTAAATGATAATTCTGGTAGTCCAATCACAATTACTACAATTGTTGATATTATGAATCTTATAGGAAAGTGTGTAGTAGCAGGTAATGTTAGAAGAACTGCTGAAATCGTATTTGGTGATCCACATTCAGAAGAATATTTAGATTTAAAAAATTATCAAGTAAATCCACATAGAGAACAATATGGTTGGACAAGTAATAATTCAATTTATGCAGAACTTGGTATGGATTATACTGATGTGTGTAAGAGAATTGTAGATAATGGTGAACCAGGATTTGCATGGTTAGATAATATGAGACAATTTTCTCGTATGCAAAATGGTGGTGATAACAAAGACCACAGAGTTGCAGGTGGTAATCCTTGTTTGGAACAATCATTAGAAAGTTATGAGTTATGTTGTTTAGTAGAAACATTTCCATTCAACCATGATTCATTAGAGGATTATCAAAGGACTCTAAAATATGCCTATCTTTATGCTAAAACAGTAACTCTTGGTAAAACACATTGGAGTGAAACAAATAGAGTTATGTTGAGAAATAGAAGAATTGGATGTAGTGTTAGTGGTGTAGCTCAGTTCATTACGAAATATGGAATGGATGAGATGAAAACTTGGTTAGAAGAGGGATACGATACAATACAAGAATGGGATAAAGTTTATTCTGATTGGTTTGCAGTTCCAAAATCAATTAAGACCACAAGTGTTAAACCAAGTGGTACAGTTTCACTCTTAGTAGGAGCAACTCCAGGAATGCATTATCCAGAAGCAAGATTCTACATAAGACGAATGAGGTTGTCAAAACATTCAGAATTATTAGAACCACTAAAGAAAGCAGGTTACAAATTAGAACCAGCCTTCGGTTCAGAGGATTCAACAATGGTAGTGGAAGTACCTGTAGATGTTGGAGAGGGTATTAGAACAGCGGCTGAACTTTCGATTTGGGAACAATTCAGTTTAGCATCTTTTCTTCAAAGACATTGGGCAGATAACCAAGTTAGTTGTACTGCAACTTTCGACCCCGAAACAGAAGCAGACCAATTACCTCATGTGTTGAATTATTTTCAGTATAGATTAAAAGGTATTAGTTTATTACCAAGACATCCATTAGGAGCGTATAAACAGATGCCCTATGAAGCAATTACAGAACAAGAATATAATAAACAAGTTAAAAAACTTGGTCATTTAAGTTTTGTAGGTATCGAGGGTGAAGAAGCAGAAATAGATAAATTCTGTAATAATGATGTTTGTGATATACCAGAAACGGTATAAAAGGAGTAATATATGCACAAATTAGAATACTTGTGGTTGGATGGTTGTAGTCCAACTCAAATAAGATATAAGACAAAAGTAGTAAAAGATTTTGGTAATAAAGAAGCACCCGTATGGGGTTTTGATGGAAGCTCAACGGAACAGGCCGATGGTGGTAGTTCCGATTGTGTTTTAAAGCCAGTTAGGGTTTACCCAAATCCTTTAGAATCCAATAGTTCAATAGTATT